TTGACGGTTTTCCCCTCAAGGTGGGTCAGGCCGCCGATCTGCCGGACCATGTAGTACCATGTCCCCGCCGTGTGGGACGGCCCCTCGACATCGTAAATGATTGTCCCGGTCACGCTGGTTGCCGACGTGAAGCTCGTGATCTCAATCTGGCCCCCCCTCGCCGTTTGAATACGGCGGCGATCAGTCGCCATCTGCGATGTGAAAAAAGCGCCGGACGCCGTGACGATGACAGTCGACCCCGAAGTTAGGGGGCCTGTGATGTCAAGGTCCACAACCGCAGCGTCGCGCCCGTCATAAATCAGGGAACAGTCCAAGTGAACCATCGTCTTCTGGGTGTTCCACAGATCGGTCAGAAAAACCGCGCGGTCGTCTTCCTCATTATCCTCCCCGGTGAAATAATCCTCGATCACGGGGATATATGGCGTGTTCGGGATATATTCGACAAACCGCCTTGTGTCGCCGTCAATCACCCGCTCCGTGCAAACCCACTGCTCATCGTCGCCCGCCGCCTCTGGGATTGTGGTGGTCGACAGGTACAGACCATCCGTTTTGTGCTGGTGCCACGCGACCACCTGTTGCGCTGGGTCGAAGGTCAGGCCGACCATACGCCCATCGTTGCGCACCGCCCAGATAACATTCGGTGTCCCGGCTGTATAGGTGAACTGCTTGATCCCGGACTTGCCGATATGTTCCGCCAGTAGCGTCCGGTCGGGCGCTGTGTAGCCATCGCGCAGGGCGTCATATTCGTATGACCGGACTGTCGTGTTGTTGCGCTGGCTGAATAGGACATAGCTGTCCAAGCGAATTGGTCTGACGCCGGACGACCCGTTGAAGCTGGTTGGCTTGACCGACACAGTAAGCGGGGTTATGGCCTGGTCTGCAGCCCCACCTGAAACGCGATACTCGGAACCGGATGTCAGGACCGCAAGATAGCTTTCCGCCCCGACCATCCCCAGGATGCGGTTGGCCTGGTCGGACGCGATATTAAACTCAAGCGCCGATGTCGCGGCGGTGCCAAGGATGAAGCTGTCCAACTTCCCAGGCTCGCTATTGGCCTCCGAAAACCACATTTTGGTCGGAAAGCTGTCGCTGGCCGCAAAAACAATGCGCTGATCATACAGTGTGGTGCGTGATGGGTAGGAAAACGCTGTGAATTTTTCCGCCGTCCCGCCCGATGAATACGTCCCGTTGTTGGTGCTGTCATAGTCTTTCAGTTCAAAGGTGTCGGCGGCGACATTCTGGACTGTGAAAGATTTTTTGTTGACCTCATTCATACCGACGACGCCTTTGATATAGACGATGTCGCCGTTGCTGTACCCGTGCGCGACCGATGTCACCACGGCGGGGTTGGCTTTTGTGATGCCGGTGATCGTCTTAGCGGCGGCCTTGATGGTGCCGAATGGATTGGATGTGATCGCATAATCCGTGATCGTCCATGCTGTGTGCGACGACCGCGTCAGCTTGCGCGGCGCATGGCTTTTGTGGACAATGTACATCGTGTCGTTCGTCTGGGTGTAGTCAAAATCGAAAAGCTGCGCCTCGGTGTACGGAGAGGCCACCTCGACGATCTTGGCGGCGGTTCCCCCTGCGGTGTAGGTCGAAAATCCTGTGGTGTTGATTGCGACAGTAAAATTGTCGGCGTCGACCACAGCGACAACGGCCCCTTCAAGCCCGTTGATCTGGTGCATACCCGTCACGGCAGAAAAATAGATCGGATCACCCACCAGGTATCCGTGACCGACGCATGTCACCTGGGCCGTCGCCGCCTTGGTGATGGCTGTAATGGCCTTTGTAGCGTTCGTGATCAAGCCAGTTTGCTTGTAAAACCGGATGTATTGGTCGGTAAATTCCAGGACGTAGGCTTGCTCGGTGTTATAGGTGAACGGCACCAAGCGCGCGACCTTGTTTCCCCGCGTCGCGCTGACGAAAATATGACCATTCCGAAGATTGACCTCACCCTGCGGCGTGACGACATAATTCAGGATGTAGTCCAGGGACTGCTTGTAAAAATCCAGGTCGATCCGCCCGCGCATTTTGGGGCTGATATAGCCGTAGTTTTGTGCGGTCATGGCGATAGAGGCGTAGGCCATCATACCCCCCTATCGACATGTCCGACGATTTTTGCCGCCGCCCACCTGGATTTTTGGACTTTGCGGGGTGGGCTACCCTGGCTCGAAAGCGCCTTGGCGTCGCTGATGTCCGTTTCTGCGATTTCATTCATGGCACCGGCCATGTTCATGCTGCCGGTCAGCCCGATTGATATGTAGAACGCCAGTTTTTTGGCAAACGCGATCAGGAACTTCGGGGTGAACTTCGCGACATCGTCAAGATCGTAGACGTAGATCAATGGTAAGGGCGCGGCTTCGTTGCAAAAAATCGCCCCGTTCTCGATCAGGTAGTCGTCGGCATCAAGCGGGTGGTCCTCATTACCGACGGCGGTCAGGCGGATAAAGTCTGGCGGCAGGGCATAGGAATTTGCCCACCGGCCAAACGCCGGGGCGGTGCCTGCCGGGATCAGGACGCGCTTGGTCGCGTGTTTCCAGTCGTGTTCCGACAGCACCTCGCGGCGGGCGTCGTCATACCATTGTGCGGCCAGCTTTGCCGCCTTGGATCGGGGGTCCGGTGGACTGATTGAGGCAACGGGGTCGGTCTTGATCAGGCTTAATGCTAGGTTGGCAACACCCGTTTCTGTTACGACCCGCGCCATATCAAGCCCCCGTGGTTAAGTGTGCAAGCGGGGGCGCGGCCCTGGTTAAACCGCGCCCCCACCCGTCCCCTGTTAGGCCGCGAAGCCTTCCAGGACGATCGTGACCGTACCAGCGCCAGAACCGACAGTATCGCCCGTCAGGACGATGTCGTAGCTCGATTTGGCGGTCGTCGGGGTCAGCGTCAGAAGCTCGGCAATCGACTTCTTTGCGCCGATGTCAGCGATGTCGACGTTGCCAAGCCCGTTCAGCGCGCGCGAAGCCGAAGCCAGCGTCTGCCCAGTCATAAACAACCCCTTGGACACGACAGCGCCAAGGTTGGTGTCATAGACGCCAAGCTCGAAGTCGGTGCCGCCCGTGATGGCATCGCACATCACAGTGCAGGCCACCGGACGGAACGATGACGGAACGCCTTTGAAAACGCGGTATTTCGACCCATCGTCATCGGCGGCGGCAATCTCGAACGTGGCAATCATCTGGATGACTTCGTGGCCATGGGCACCCGGCTCGGCGGTCAAGCCTGCTGCGGTGTTGCTGTCCACATATTTGTCTTCAACGGCCATGGTAATCTCCTAATGCGTTGAAAGGTTGAGAGGATGACGGCCCCGGATGGGGCCATCACTTAGGCAGATTTGGTCGTGTTGAACTTCTGGACGCGCGCGCCTTCCTTGCGGACGGCACCCATCATCAGAACGGCCTGGACTTGCTTGGCGCGGTTCAAGTCGGCACGGATGTCGACATATATTTCCGCATCCTTTGCAAGGCCGACATGGATACCACCGGACGCAAAGGCCAGGCAGGACCGCACAGTCGACGCCACCGGAAGCATGGGGTTGGCAACCTTTCCGCCGAAGTGGATCAGGTCGAAGCCCGCAGCTTTGATGATCTTGCCTTTTTCAGAAGCAAAGTCGCGGCTGTAATCGCCGGACGTAAGTTTCTGCTCTTGCAAGAAGTCGGTGTGTTCATCGCCTGTGATGCACAGCGTCTGATCTTCTTCGATCTCGGTGCCGATCTCATAGTCGATGAAGTTCTGGCCAAGTTCCAGCAGCTTGTCATAGGTCGATCCTGCCGTTGCGTCGACAGTCTTGACCCCGTCCGAAGACGCCGTGACCAGGGTGGTCATGTCCTTGCCGGTGTAGACATCAGCGAAGGCCGCATCGACGACAATGCGGTCAAACTGACGATACATCGCTTTGGCGACCGCCATGGAGTAGTTGCGTTCGGGATCGGTCAGAACAGTGATCTCGTCGGCATTGTCCAGGTAGATCGTGCAGCGAAATTCACGCATCCGCAGACGACGGCGGCCATGGACAATGTCCTGGCCTTGGGTCTTCTGGTGGCGCGACGTGATCTCGACCGCTTCCAGGCTGTCAAGGGTGTCGACCGACATGTCACGGGTGGACATGGGGACGACAGTAACACGGGAACGTAGGCGGGTACGCTGTTGCTGACCATTCACATGGACCTGGTCGGCAAACTTAATAGCCGTTGCGTTGTCGATTTGTTGCGTCATGGTTTTTACTCCCAAGAAGGGCTTGATGGTTGCGAATTTTTCTGATGATTTCCGCAGCGTTATCCGTCGATCTTACAGACGGGCGCGCAAGCCCCATGACGCAGGGTTCTCGCGGCCTGATTTATCAGGCTTCCATCGGGTCGGCCAAGCCGATTGTCCAATGAAAAATGGCGACGGGTGTCGTCGCCATCAATCTTACTTCTTGTTTTGGGCGGCTGTCAATTCTGATATTGTCTTGTAAATGCCGTCGTACTGATCTTTCATACCCCTGTAGCCTGGGTCCATCGGCCCGACCTTCTGCATTTTTGCATAAATCTCGTTGGCCTCGTTGCGCAGATCGTTGACGGACTTACCCGACCCTGCAGCACCATCACCAGCCACCCGGTCCGCCTGGCCGTACTTTTCCATGAAGTGCTTTTCCATCATGGCGATGACCAGCAGGGCCTCGTTCTCGACCTTACCGGCCACCAGGGGACGCAGTTCGGGCGGCAGCACCTTCTCGATGGTCTGCTTCGTGCGCTCGCTGGCGATGGCTTTCTGGTCACCGAAAGCCTTAGAGAACATCTCGTCCAGCTTGGCGTCCTCTTGCGCCATCACTTCGGCTTGTGCCTTGCCATAATTTGCGGCGATGCCGTCGATGAACTTCTGGAAACCAACTGTCTGGTCCTTTGTCATCTTCAACTCATGGGCGACCTGGCTCAAGGATTTGATGAACTCGGCGTTGACCTCGGTGTTCAGTTCCGGGATGTTGGCATCTGGGCGCAAGCCATAATCCTCCGGCTTTTCAGGGACGCCAAGTTTTTTCCAAAACTCGCTTGCGACCTCTTGCGGGGTGTCCTGCCCAGGCACATCGAAGCGCGGCTTTCCGATCTGGGCCTGCAGTTCCTTGTAGGACTTAACCACGTCGCCGGGGGTTTTGAACTTTGACAGCGCCGGGTCTTTTGTAAAATCTTCACCGAAGATTTTGGTCATGTCGGGAATGTCGCGCGCGGCGGGCGCGGGCGGGGCATCGGTGCCCGTGCTAGCCGCGAGTGCGGCGTCGACTGACACGCTCGACGGGCTTGCCGGTGGCGGGGTCGTGGATGGTGCCGGTGGGGGCGGTGCGTCTGTCATCTTCGATTTCCTGTACAAGTTCGGTTGGTAGGTGGCGACGGATTTCAAGGTAAAGGTTCAGTTCCATAGCGGCAAAGGTCGTCAACATAGGGTCGATCTTGCCGCTTTGCCGGTCGGCGGAAAGGATGATCTGACCAAACCCGCACCGCTCTTTCAACCAGGCCAGAACACGGCGGCCCGGCTTGGTGGCAAAGGTACGGGTGAAGTCATGGCGCATGTCAGACGCGCGCGCCTCGGCCCTGGCTCGTGCCTCGGCTTCGGCCTCACGCTGCTTGTCTGATCTTTCGGACGGAGAAAGCTCGCGTCGCTCAAGAATGTCCATATTTCACCAGGTTCGGACCTTATTGACGCACGGCATTTTGCGCTACTGCGCTGTCTTTTGCAACCCCCGCCTGGGCCTTTGCCAGTTCCGCTTCCATCGCAAGGTCGTTCTGCTCCTGGCGACGTTTCAGAATGGCGTCAACATCCTTCTGCTTGCGGAACATCTTGCTGCTTGCGCCACGAATTTCAGCCAGCCGGTTCAGGGTAAAATGGGCGTCGATATGGGCCGGGATCGTGTCGTCGAATTGTGCAAGCTGGCCAGCGACCTCAAGCGTTTCGATCATACCCTGACCTTCTTCAGCCATCAGGTCGCGCGCAGCCGGGGTCATGTACTCGATCTTGTACAGGTTGTGGCCGTTCTTCATGGCGGTCAGGACCGGGTCGGGGAGATACTTGACCTCAACCCCAGATTTCTCCAGGGCCGCCGCCACCGGATCGCCTGGGACATAGCCAAACTTGCCACGGCGCAGGCAGATCATAAACGACGTATTGATGATCGGCTCGAATAACTCCATCAGCAGGCGCGACACAATCGACCGCAGGGTCGATTGGCGGATCGCGTTACGCAGTAGGGCCTCGCGCGCGGTCATCTCGCGCTCGTTGTTCATATTGATCAGGCGGTCGATCATAAAATGGTTGCTGATCGAATTTTGCAGCACCTCGATCAGTTCCTTGGTGTCGCGCGTGTCCTGGATGTCAAACAGCTTGCCGGTCGGGGGGATGTTCGGCGCGCCCTTCTCAACCCGCAGGACTGTCAGGGCACCGGCTGACGTGTCGATGACGCCATTACCAGCGATGGACCCGTTGAGAACGTACATCGGCGGGTCAAGTTTCTTTTCCTCGGCCAACATCAGGTCTTCCCAGATTTGGTTCAGCATCATAATCGACGGCAAGGCGTTCATGCCCCGCCCGCGCCCGTACTTTTCCTTGAGGCGCTTGGCAAGGCGCGGGCAGGCCACCGGCATTTCCGGGTAGCCTGAATTTTTGCAGATATGCTTTGCATCGACCTCGACGTGTACCGAAGCGATCGGCATATCCTTTGCGGCGCGCGACCCTTTTTTGCGGTCGCCCTCGGCGCGCGGCTCGATGACGTGCAGGACCACGCATTTTTCGTCATAGGATTTTTTCTCGTACAGATCGCGGACCCTTTTCGACACATTGTCGATGCCGTACTTCTCGACCATCTGGTCGATGGTGTACTCTTTCCGAAAGGTAAATTTTGCCGCCCGGCCCGCCGCATTTTCACCCAGGGCGAACTCTAAAAGCGACCTCGGCTCGAACAATAGACATGGTTTCAGGGGGTCGTCCTGGTTGCGTTCCTCGGTCAGGTTCGCGGCGGTGCCCAAAACGATCAGGTCCAGCATAACCTCATCCAGGGCCGTCGCCAACCCCGCGTCCTGCTCGCTCATTTCTTCCTGCAGGGTTTCGGTCGCATCCTGGAAAAAATCATCGATCGCCTTGTCTTTGCCAAAAACCTTGTCGTTGGCACGAATTTTGAAAGACCTTTCACCGGCTGACCAGATATACCCGAGCATGGCCGAGGCCGACGTTTCGGCCATGTGCGCAGGATCATCCGTCCACAAGTTCGATGTGATAAAGGCCCCAGGCGTTTTCGTCGACGTGAAGTCCGCGCGGCGTTGGTGGATGTATTCAGATACAAGCTGCCACTGGTTTTTCCACAACGATTTCTCCTGGTCCAGCTTCATCTCAAGGTCCAGGTAGTACTTTGCCGTCTTCGTCATGCTACATCCCCAGAAGGTTGCGTTTTGTCACTGTGGCCCCCGCCGTCACCCCAAGGGGGGTGGTGGTGTTGCCGGAGGCACCGGCGGCGTTCAGTGCCACCCTCCTGCGCCTTTCATCCTCTGCTGCTGCGATGGACGGGTCTGGCCCTGCTGCGGCGGGCACCATCTGCCCGGTCACGGGGTTTTGTTTCTTGCTCCCACCGCCAGCCAGCGCGCTCGACAGCGCGCCCGTGATGGCGTTCATGGCCAGCGACTTCCCGATACTGGCGGCCATACTTCCGAACGTCAGGGGGGCCGCAGCGCCCCCGGTGGCGACTGTCAAGGCTATCGGCAATGCAACGCTGGCAATTCTGCCGATCGCACGAAAAATTCCGCCCATATCATCCCCGCTTAAAAAGAACAGTCCCCAGGCTTTCAAAGCCGATTTTACGCCAAAGATTGGAAAAAAGCATATCGTTTTTTCCGGGCAGACCCGCGCCGCTTTCTGCGTACCACATTTTGCAGCCCCAGGCCCGGTACTGCGCCACCACCGCGTCGCGCAGGACGCGCGCGCCCCCCGTCGCCCGGTGGTCGGGGAGGATATAGAACTGGTACAAGTCCCCGACCGGCTCGCGCGTGAACATGGCGTCACGCTGGACATGGGCATAACCGGCCCCACGACCATCGGCGGCGATTAACATAATGGTAACAAAATCGCCACCCGACCAGGCACAGATCAGGTGCTTGCGCAGATTTTCCGGTGAGAACGTCATGCGGCCCCCGTAGTTGCTTTCTGTAAAGAACACGGACGACATGGCGATGATCTGGTCGATTTCCCTATAGCCGACCCGTAGGGCGTGATATTCTGATTGGTGTTTTGCCATATCCTTGTTCCTTGCGCCGTTGCATGGTTTGTGATCCGCCCGTTCGCCTCGGCTCGCTGCGGGTTTGATCTGTGACCCTCAAGCGCAACGGATAGGCGAATTGCAGGACAAAGTTTGTTCCATAGTCCGGCGACGGCAGGCCGCGCTCTTTCAGGTCTTTGACCGCCTCAAGCTGGATTTTCTGTGACCCCGCCGTCATAAAATACTCGATGTTGACCAGGTCGTCTTTCAGGCGCGGCTCATCACATAAGTCGAAACCGGCTGCGATCGCTTGCGCCCCGCGCCACCACATCTCGGCCCGCTTGTTCAGGAACTTGTCGGCTTCGTCGGCCTGCGCGCCAGAATTGACGCCGGTCACCGGCAGCCCCCAGGACCGCAAAATGTCGGTCACGCCGCCGCCGACACCAATATCGTCCACGAAAATATGGATCATGCAGCCTGGGTATTGCTCGGCATAGTGGCGGTACGCCTCGGCGGTCAAAGTCGCAGTCTGAATTGTGTCCTTCTGGGAATACCCCTTGATCTCGTGCTGCTTCCGGCCCTGGTAAACCCCGATTGTCGTCATGTCGTCACCGAAGCGCGCCACGTCAACGTCGATGGCGATCGGATAAATCTCGTTGCCGACGGCCTCGTAGGTCGTCATGCAGTAATCGACCTGTTCCTCGCTGATCAACTGGTTCGACGCCATGCGCGGGAACTTGCCCAGGACGCGGACCCGCACGAAGTCGCTGTCGAGGCCGTAGTCTTCGATCCATTGTTTGATTTTTGCCTTGTTCGTCTTGCGCGCGGTGCGCGCGTCGATCGACCGCGTGATCCACCGATGGCGGAACTTGCCGAAACACTCGCGGAAGCGCCCGGTGTTGCGCGTCGGGTTGCCGAACACGACCCAGATACAGCGATCCGTCGTCATCGCACCCTCGGACACTTCCCAGATTTTATTGGCAATGGCCGAAGCCTCGTCGAACAGGTACAGCACGGCGGTCGCGTGGGTTCCGGCGAAGCCCTCGGATTTGTGTTCCGACCAGGGCAGCGCGTCCGCCTTCCACTCTGCCGGGTTCTCGCGGCAGACGTACTTTGTCGCCGTCCACTCGAACAGGTCTTTGTGGATCATCAGATTGTGCCACTTCGACAGTTCGGCCCAGGTCTTGCTCGAAAGCTGGTTGAAGGTGTTGGCCGTGACAACGATGCGCGGGTCTTTGTTGGTCGACATAAACCACAAGTTCAACCACGCCATCAGCGCCGTCTTGCCGATGCCATGGCCGCTTGCGACGGCGATCTGAATAGGCGTCCTCTCTTTTTGGGGAAGGCTCTCGTTATGTTCCAGGGCCAGGCGCACGTCCTCAAGAACGGCGATCTGCCACCGATCAGGGTATTCGCCAGCCAGCGCGCCGGACCCCCACGGGAAGGCCCACAACACGAAACCAAGGGGGTCGTTATGGAATTTAGCCAGGTCCCGGCCCACGTCCTCCGGCGTGATGTCAGTCCCCGTTGTTGTCATCTTGGAAAACCCCGGCTTCGATCGCCGCCTGGAAGTTCGGCGGGTACTGCGCTGGCGGTAATGGCGTGTCGGGGCTTTCCCGCTCGACCTCCTCGATGATCGTCCGCCGCGTCCTGACCCTCCGGTTGCCGTCCGCGATGGCACCGGACAACCCATCGCCAAACTTGCCCCTGTCTTTGGTCTTGTCGACCAGGGCCGCGATCCTTGGCATTTCCATGTGCATGTAGCGGGCCGCCGTCTTCGCGGCTTCCAGGCGGAACCCGATCCCGATACCCCCCTTGCTCTCGATCTGGCGTCGGCGTGTCGGGTTACGGTAAACAATGTCCAGGTCGTCGTTGAACACCGCGATCAGGAACTGCAGGGGCGTGATATAGCGGTTCGGCTCAAACCCCAGGGAAACCATCAGTTCCTCGGGTGTGCGGTCTTTGCTGATTGCGGCAGTCATCGGCGGGGCGATACCGCCACCGCGCCGAACATCCTGGGGCCTCTTGGTCAGGTCATAAGCCTTAATCTCATCAGGATGACCCGGCTTCTGTGGGTCATCCATGATCAATCGTCTCCGCCCACGTCGACAGAATAGCGGTCATCCTCGACCCACCGGCTTCTGACGCTGACCCCGGTCGGGATCGTCTCGACGTAGTTCGGGTCTTCCATCGCCTCGCGTTGCGCGCGCTCGGCCTGTTGCTGTTCCTCGTACCGCTCGCGCGCCCGCCTGTTGTCGTCCAGGGACATTTCCGACATGAAGTCGCGGACCCGATATTCCTTGTCGGTCACGGGTTCTGGAGCGACCTCGGTGTCGACATAAAAGGTTCTGGCCCGGATGCCGTTCAGCTTGTTGCGGATGTCCTTGACGTAGCGGTTCGCCATCAGCTTGACATGGCCGGGCATGAAGGCGGCTGGCACGACGATGGTGGCCTCGTATTCTTCCTCGTAAACTTCGTTGCGGTGATCGCCGCGTTTGAAATACTCCCCGAAAATCCTGATCTTGACCGCCTTGCATGGCGCGGCCAGGTCTTCGTCCGTTAAAAACGGCAGCTTTTTCTTGGGTTTTTGGATGGGCTTGGGCATGTTGACCTACTCCTTTTTCGGTTACTGCTTGGTGACGCCTTTCGGGTCAATGACCCCAAGGTCGATTTTTTTTGCATCTTTGTCAACAAAAGATGACAGAATTGTCTTGGGCCGGTATCGGCGCAGCGCCATCAGGTGCTTTCGCATGGTGTTTGTGGTCCACGGCACACGGCTGTAAATGAAGCCTGGATTGACGACGATGTCGCCCTCTTTCAGCTTCGACACATCAATGTAGGGCTGGCCATCCAGTCCGGGCGCGACGGGTGCGGGCCGGTCGAACTTGACCAGGATCGAAGGCTTGCCTGGCCCGCAGTCCAGCGACAGGTACTCGTAAATCGGGATCGCGTTAAGCGGGCCGAGGCTGTACGATCCGATCTTGTTCATCCGCGCGATGATGCCGCGCGCTTCATAGCCCTGATCGGACCGCATGGCCTGGTTAATGTCGGCCTGGGTCGCGTCTAAGTTTTCGCCCATGTTTTCCGCCGTGTGATGGTGATGTCGAAACCGTACTGTGCCTTGAACATTTTGGCCTTCAGTTTGAAAATGTCCGTTGCCACGCCCTTAAAGTCTTCAACGACCAGCAGGGCATTTTTGTCGACATACTGAAAATCCGCGACATAGTGGCAGACTGTCACGCCGTTGACAACCAGGGGAAACCTGACTTGGCGCTCAAGGTCGCTGATCCGGCCCGCTTCCTGATCCTGCAGCAGGGCGATGTAGCGGTCGCGCTCACCGACGCTGTCAAAGGACATGCCGCGAAACTGGACCCGCCTGTTTCTGTACTTCTGGGCTTTGGGTTCGCGGCTAAAATGTTTCAATCCACCAGGCCGAACGATCATCGGAACTCTGCTTGGATGTTTGTCACAGTCCCAACAGTCGATGCGTCGCCGTCAATCGTGATCGCGGCGACATAACAGTTCTCGATCTTGGCGGCGTCGACCAGGTCAATCCACGCGCTTGATTGCGTAGTCCCGTTGGTCCCCGTCCCGCACGACACGGAAACAACCGATGCGCCGATGTCGCTGTAATTGGCTGCGGTCGCGTCGAAGCTGGTCCGATACTTCAGTTGGATTTTGCAGCTTGCTCCACTCACAGCGTTGACTGTGGCGTGGAGGCGGACCTGACGGAAGCGGCGCAGATCATAGACCGACAACGACCTGTAGGTCGACCCACCGACAAATGCCGCCGCAACAGGGGGAGCCGAGGACCACGCCCCAGCGTTCGTTGCGTTGTGGATCGGCAACCGCAGGACGCGCCCGTTGTTGATCGACCGGATCGTGGTGGTGTCGAGCTTGACTGTCGCTGTCGATGGCGCGTCGATCCCGGACGCCACGACCATTTCCGTCGCCACCAACGACGGGTTCCGCTCGATCGGGCCTTCCTCCGGCCACCAATAGAACTTGTCAGCCGTGCTGTCCATCGCCCAGATGAACGACGCCGGTTTGTCGGTCGCGTCCCCGCGCGTGAAGACCGGACGGCGGCCAAAATGGAGGCGGGGGTTCTTGCCAACCGCCGAGTACATGAGATAGCCGTTGTGCGCCGGGTTGTTCCACGGGTTCGACCGAAAATCGTGGTACGGGTTTTGAACAAAGACGTTCGCGCCCGCGAGTATTTTGCCCGCATTGTCGCAGGAAAACGCCTCAAGGTTGCCGATGTAAAGGTCGGCCATGGCTTCGGCCTGGAACGGCGATGAAAAGCCGTTGGCCCGCAGCGAGCCGATCACCACGCGCGGCGGGAATTTGTACCCGTCGGCGCTGTCGTACTTGAACGCCAGGTCGTTGTCGCCGGTGCCGCCCGTTGCCGATCCGTTGCTGGAGGCGTCGATCTCACCGATATGGATGGTGTTCGGCAGCCCGTGCTCAGTCGTGTTGATGACCACGCCATAGTACGCGCCACGGATGATGACCTTGCCGATCGTCAGGTTACGGCCCCGGAGCGACACCGCGCCGCCCTTGGGCGACGTG